CTCAACAGGAGCGTCGGCAGCAAAGATAGCTGCAACTCGGGCGCGTTCGCCAGCAATGGCAGCGTCCATATCAGACTGAGTGAACTTAAACTCGCCCTCGACCTTAGGCTCTTCAACAGGTGCTTCTTCGGCTGCTTCCGCCACAACTGTTTCTTCCTCGGCCTGGACAGTAGGTTCTTCAATCTTGGTCTCCTCGCATTTGCAGTCTTCACCACAATCGCCAGTACAACCTTCATGCATTTCTTTAATTTCGTCCATGCTAAATGTATCTCCTTTATGCTTGCTAATCCAAGCCTGGACCCGTTCACGCGTCCATGTGGGTTTTTTGAAAATAAGGGTCTGACCAACCATGGAGCCGTCGCCATTCTTCAGCTTACCGACTACCATATCAATTCCCTCAATCCCTTTGAACTTAATCGTACGGAAGGTGACCTCTTGGAAGGTGCCCGGCTCACGAAGACGATGACGAAAAGATGTGCTCGTTTCATCAAGCTTCTTGTTTACCATGAATTCCATAGCCTCCGCATCCAATTCTTTCGCGAACGAATGAACCGATGTATCAGTGTCAACACCCCAAGAACAAATAGACACTTCACCAACATACGATTTATCCCAAACCTGCATTCCCTTGGGCACTGCAAAGCCATTGATGGACTCGCCATTCGAGGCTTCACGAACTGATTCAGGAGCGATACCAACTGAACATTGAAGCGGGACTCCTTCTTTCAAAAGGCCAGCCACTTCAATTCCATCTTTTGTGGTTTTCGAAAATTTACCGCGAACGATAAACCCACGATCATCTTTGAACGTTTCGCCATAGCCAACAATTCGATCACGCTCGTGTTCACGGAGAATGATTACCTTACCGCCTTTTGACTCCATGCCGTCCAAGCTGAAGATCCCTCTCCAACCGGATTTCTCCATGACCTTCCCGGTGTACCCGACAAGCTCGAAATCATAGGGCTTATCCTCGGTACTGGCGAATGTTTGGACATCGGCACTTAAATTGACATTGGACATTTCCATTCCCTCGTCACTATTTTTTCGGGACTGCTTTACATGCTCATCCCATTTGCTGTAACAGATGGCTGCTGCTTGTTTCGGATCTTTAGTTGTCCCTTCTTGCAGGACGATAGGAACGCAACGCCCGACGAAACTCTTCTGAGTCTCACCCTTGTGAACCGTCGGCATTGCCCCCTCCTTGTTGAGTCTCTCCCTTGCTTGTAGGAGTGCTCAGTTTGAATTCAAGTCCAAGACTCTCAATGACATCTTCTTCGCGTTTACGCTGTTCAAAGACCTCTTCCCATTCTTTTCCAACAGAAGCGAGCTCTTGCGAATAGGTAGAAAGACCAGCATAGATACGCAAAATAGCAGCTTGCGTTTCTTTCGTTTCGTCCAGCTGACCCCAAGCGGCACCAATCCAGGTTGCAGATTTGATCTTATCAAAGGACTGCTCGTATTGATTCCTGGTAATAGGTAGATCACCACGGAGGTAAGCTTCTTCAAGCACCAGCTCATAGATTGGCTGGCAGAATTTATCGGCTATCCATTTGCGATAACGCATGAACTGACGACGGGCTTCCAACAGCGCGGCCCTTGCAGATGAATAGTTCGTTTTCGTGAAATCCTTCATTAGGATCTCTTTGGGAATACCAACGGACATGCTGATGATCCCCATAACAGACTCAATAAAGGTCCCAAAGCCTTCAGAGCGCTTCGGATCAACCACAGCAATAGATTCACCTGGGGACAGGTAATTGATCACGCCAGGCTCGATATCTTGAATCCTATCGCCGCTCCAATCTTCAGTACCCGTTGCCATAGCTTGGGCAGCGGTAATCGGGTCGTTCTTTTGGACAAAGACTGACAGACAAGCGCTAACGCGAGCGCTGACAATTTCAGCTTCCACGTACTCGTTAAGCTCTTCGAATTTATCAAGAACCGGAGCCAGCTTAGGGATTCCCCGAGTCTGGTTCGGTCTGAGGGTTTCAAAGATATGAAGGACATTGGGTCTTCCCTTCTTGTCGCGTGCCCTGATGGCATTCGGGATTAGGGGCTCAGATGATTTACCGCCCCACTGACTCTTCGTGTATTTTTTAAGCCAATATATCTCCGGAGAGCCATATCTATCAAAGGTAATCCCATTAACGGTCTGTTTATTCGGTGTGTAGTTATAATCAAGCTCTTCGGATTCCACCATGGACAAGCAACGCCCATATGGCCTCCACGCCGAATCATTCCAAGTGGGGATGACAACAGCTTCCCCATCGACGAGAATCTTATTGAAAGCGAGCCGCTGATACTCATCGAAGTTCATGATGTTAGCTTTATCAGCGTATTTTTTCCAAGTTTCAAATGCACTTTCAGCAGCTGCTCTAATTTTAACAGCTTTTTCTTCACTAACGCCTAATGCCTCAGCACTAATTGTGGATTGCAGATTTAATCCTTGACCTATAACGCTATCGACGAATGTTTCGATTACGGCATGGGCAACAGGATCATTTCGAACCAAGTCACGAGATCTGACTCGAAGATTCTGAAGCTCATAAATTGGCGGAGTTGAATCCGGCATAACCGAAGTGATCCAGTCTGAGCGCAATCGATCTTGTCCCGCACCCCGATAATAGGTACTTGGCTGATTAGGGTAGTCGCTCATTTGTTTGGTTTCCTTTGCCGGTTTGGAAAGGTCCAAAGATGCGATTTTGCTCATAAGCGCTCCTATCGAGTTCTTGAGAATCGGACTTTATTCTGGAAGCCACCAGGACTATTGATCAAGTCATATTGGTCCAGCAAATCCTTCTCCATTTTATATAGAAAATCAAGACGAGCACGGACGACGCTGCCAGCTTGCGTTGTCAATTCTTGCGATGTCAACACTTCGCTGATAGCGGCCTGCACTTCTTCGATTCTCTCTACCAAAGTCTTAATTGCCATTATCGTCTCCTTAGCCAGCCGCCTTGTGTTCTACGTTTAACATCGCTTAGATAGCTGGATTGTTGCTTTAAATCTTCATCAAACTTGACAAACTGCTCGTCAACCTTATTGACTCCGACCCTATTCTTGACCAAGCGCAAGCCACCGCCGAACTGCGGATCGATAAGCGCAAGGTTATAGACGCAGGTATCGAGAAAGTCGTTACGTTTCGAAACCTTCTTCCATTCCCATTTTCCACTCTTATCAACAACTTTCTTTTCAGCACTTAGGTGTTTAAACCAATCAGATCCAGTATCACTATGGAAAAATAGTCTTTGGGGATCTCCATCGTTTTGATTGAGTCTCCAGAAGAGGGTGTCTTTAAATTCGTCAACATTGAGGTGGTAAAGGGCGAGGCCTCCCGGCATTGCTTTGCCTGAGGGCATTTTATCGAGCATGGCCATTTTGACTCGCAGTCCGGCTGCCCGTCCACCCATACCTTTGATTCCGAAGATTTTACCTCGGCTATTTTGTCGGATGAACTCATATGTTGCCTCCGTCTGACTGAATAGTTCGCCATCCTCACCTTGGCGCATGTTACCCCCTGTATCGATCGCAGCACGCCAAATTCCCATCGTTTCAGTCGAGCCCTTAATAGGGTATTCGTTGTTGAAAACGAGGTCCTTAACTTCGTTATACGTGCTTAATAAGCCATAGTGGATCATCCATCCTGTTCCCTGCTTGTCCCAGGCGAATACGCTGTAATAAAATCGATCGCGCTGAACGTCTATCCCGGCGGTAAGTGCTACAGCATTTTCGGGGACAACTACGGGTTCAAGCTCACAGACATTTCGTCTCAACTCTTCAGCCTCAACCCCTATGCTATCCTCGGTCCATTCTTCGGCCAACCAGCCCGTGATGAAGTTCTTGAGCTTGGTTCGATCGCCTCGGCATTCGAGGAATTCATACGCAATATCGCCCCACTTTAGATCGAGGGAGTTAAGAGAGTTAAGTCTAACTCCAATCGAGGTGATGTCTTCAGGAACTGGTGTTTCGTCTGCCCGTAGCCATTTACCAGCACGGAGCATTTTAGGCTTAGCGTAGTCATCGATTGCCCCTTCGCAATGCGGGCACTCATAATACGCGTGCTTTCG